TTACTTTCCCTGTGCCTTCAGCTTGTCGTAGGTCTGGTCTGCCTGAAGGGCTGCGGGGGTGAAGCTGTTGTTCTTCCACCACGCGACCAGCGCGGCAACGGTGGTGATGCCAGCGGTGACCAGCTGCTCCACGGTCTGGCTCTCGATGGGCAGCACGGGCTTGCCCAGTGCAGACAGCACCTGATTGGTCAGGGCCAGCAGCAGGCAGGCGGTGCGGGCAATGGTGCCTGCGGAGATGGTGGGTGCGTTGTAGGTGTGTTCGTTCATAGTTAGGTCCTTTCTCTTTCGTGTTCGTCTGCTTCTAAATCAGCGATGCGGTGGTTGGCCACCTTCATCTGCTCTTCCAAAATTGGGACGCGGCGGGCAAAATTGTTGTGCTCCCGCACCTCCCGGGTCAGCTCTTCCAGCTTGGTGTCGGTCACGGCCTGACTGCGGCTGTTGGCGATCAGTACGCCGATCAGGGTCACCGCACCGGCAAGGATGGCTGAGATGATGCTTTCCACTGGGCTCACCCCCTCACAGTGTCCACCGGCTCTTGTTCGGGCGGGTGTCTACGTGCACCCAGCCCTTGGCCCGGCCTGCCTTGACCGGGTAGCGGCCCACGCCGCCCCAGCCGGGCATCAGGCTCTCTACGTAGGCGGCCACAGCCAGCGGGTCGGTATCCTGCACCTGAATGTCAGCGGCCCGGCCCAGCAGGTGCTGGCTGGATCTTGAGCCGCCCACCCTCGTGTTGTGGCTGGCTGTGCGGTAGCCGCTGGTGATGGTCACCGGCTTGCCGAAGTGCTCCCGGATGCACTGCAGCAGCACCACAAGGCCCTCGTCAATGAGGATGGTGTCGGTACCGTCGCGGCAGCGGAACTCCCGCACACGGAATGCGGGGGAGAGCTGCTTTGCGCCGTCCTTCTTCAGGCTGTACTGTTTGATCGCCATATGTATCACGTCCTTTCACGGCCCGGTCAGGCACTGGTCTTTTCGGTCAGCATCTCGGTCAGTTCGGCGTAGTGCTCATCGGTCAGTTTGCCGGCGGCGTAGAAAATATCGATCTTCTCCGCCAGACCATCGGTACTGCCGCGCTCGATCATGCGCTTGCAGGTGCGATACAGAACCAGCTCCGTTGCTTTGCTCATTGCCTTTTCCTCCTATCAGGTATTCTCAGTGTCATCCGTGTCGGTCACGCCCAGCTCCAGAAGAGTTAGGCGGTAGTCCTGGTCAAGGTTCAAAGCGTCTGCGTCGGCCAGAGCGGATTGAGTGGATCCTGCCATGTTTTTGTCCTCCTGTTTGTTTGGTGGTGCTCTCTACGTGAACTATTATACTACTATTTTGCTAGTTTGTAAATACTTTTCTGATAGTTTCTTTTGAACATTCTACCTTTTTCGTAGTTTCGCTGATAAAAACAAAGCACCAGCCTTTCAGCCGGTGCCTGATGGTCATTCTTTCGTGGGTGCTGCGGTGATAACCAAAGCGTCTTCAGCATCTTCAAGAGTAGTGCATGATGTCCTTTCAGTTGGGATATGCTCTCTCAGCCACTTCATGCTCATGTCGTGGTCGATAAAGGCCATGGTGAGACCGTGTCTTATTTCGTTGCCCATATAGGTATAGATCAGATCCATATCTTCTTCCGAGAAATCTGTGTCAAGAAAAGCATTGACCCCCGCAAGAATAAATTCGTGGAAGCGCCGGTTTCGCCACTCCTGCGAATACGGAGCGGTCTTGAATGCTGCCCGTGAAAGCCATTCGAGTACCTTCGCTTCGATATCTTCAACATAATGACAGTTCTCTATAATGAAAGACTGGTTTGTGCGCGGGTGAGCAATAAACTCATACCCTACATTGTCAGAATCGCGGATGAGGCTGCCGGGAAAGCATTCAAGGAGCTTTGTGCGGGCTTCTTCTACATCGGCAACTCTCTTGTGCTCTTTTTCATTCATCGTTTTTCTCCTTAGTCAAACTCAGGCATTGCAAGAATGATCTTCTTGCAGCGCTCTTCACTGACCCTATACGGCTTGTGCCGAAGGGTGTTATCCTGCAAGATCTGCCAGTAAACCATTGTCGGCAGCTCAAACAGGGCGGTGCAGCGCGGATACAGGCGCACGGCCTGATTCCTGATCTCTGCGTCAATTTCATCACGTCTGGTCATTTTCAATCAACCTCCGATTTTCTGATTTCCTCGCGCAGGACTTCGTATTTCCGCTGGTGCCCGCGCTTTTGGCTGTGCCTGATGCTGGCCCAGAATGATTTTTTGCTTGCAAAGCCGAGGGCTTTTGCACAGTCTGCCGGGCGACCACTGCATAGCAGCCGCCCCGTTTTTCTGTCCCAAACGGTATACCATGCGTAATACTTTTGTGTGTTCATAAAAGCGCCCGTAAGGCCAGATAGCACAGCCTTTTGATTTACCGGGAAACGGCCTTGGTCATGGCATCGATCAGCCAATGACCGCCCATGACGTTGTTCCAGTTGTTGGCCTGATAGTTCTTCGTGTTACGGTGAGGAGCGCTGTGGGTAACAAAATCGCTCATGGCGTTCACCGCGCCCCATGCAGTATTGCGGAACTTTGCAAGGTCGGGGGCCATCACACAGACCATGTAGCCGTCCTTCATCTCCTGCACATGACGCTTCTGGATGTTGCTCATGTCATCCGCTTCAGGAAACAGCTCATCAAGGATCTTCCGCAGGCGCTCGTCAGATACGGTGGTGTTTGCCATCTGATCTGCACGCTCAGCCAGAGCGTCCATGTACTTTCCGGCCATCTCAAGGCACTGCTGCGCTTCCACCAGCTTGGTGCTGATATCGCCCACATGGCGCACGCTCCACGCCCGCTGTGCCGTGTTCAGGGCGAGGTTCAAGGTATTATTGCAGACCACCCGAACAGGGGTCATGCAGACGCGGACAGCGCCGGAACCGTCATGTGTGTTGGAGAAGCAGACATACGGCTCTGTCTTATCTCCGCAGATTTCGGAATCGGGCAGCTTTGCCAGCAGCCAGATCTTCTTGCCGTCAAGCAGGCTGCCCGCTGTCTCGTAGTGGACATCGCCACCAATCAGGTCATCCGTGAAGGCAAATGCATCAGCGTTCTGCACAATGCGGTACTTGTCGCTGACAACGCCCAGCACCTTGTTGTCAGAGCTGCGCACATTCGCCTTGTAGCCTGGAATCGGCTCATAACCGCCGTTCAGCCACATATCGCGGGCCTCAACCGTCCAGTCCAGACCGGCCAGACGCAGGGCATCAGCACTGGTGGGCGCTTCCTGCACCATCGTTCCCAGACCGTGCCAAGGCTTCTCGCGGACATAGAACATCGTTTCAACGTTTGCAGACATATTTCGTACCTCCAAAAAAATATTGTGTTGTGCGGTGGTTCCCGCGACCATCTCGGTGAAGTCACCGGAATGGTTTCGGCTGCTGCCGGGCAGCCATCATCAGGCGGGTCAATAGATTTCCCTTTCAAGCCTTAAACTCCGGGCATACAGAGCCACGGAAGTGAGTGAGACGGATTGCGTGCTTCAGCTCCCTGTCGCTCATGCAGGGGGTGCAGAGCTTGCTGACGAACTTGATTGCCCACCACAGGCCGTCAACAGTCTGACGGTCAAGAACCGCCCGGCGCTCGGTATCGGTCTGGGCGGCGTAGTACCGCGCTAAGGTGTTATTGCAGTCTGCAACAAAGTTGGCGGGGATGTTGATAGAAAGTGCGTTCATGTTCAGCCATCCTTTCATCATCAAACAGTGGGCATTACGCGGGCCACATAAGACCGGCGGCGGTCGTTCATGTAAACGCAAAGATGAACGGTGCTGACATACTCGCCGCTCTCGGCGCTGTCCATCTCGCAGAGCACATCCTGCCAACCGAACACATCAGCGCCGGAATAGCTCATAGCTACAAGGAAGCAGGTCTTGCCAGATTCCTTTGCTGCGAACCGCTCTGCCTTCTTGATCTCGGAGATTTTCAGGTTGAAGTCTTTCATCGTTTTGTACCTCGCTTGTTGATTTTTTACTGATATAGTAGTATTATTTATGTATGATATACTGTTCTCTGTGTATCATTATACTACTATTAGATTTAGATGTAAATAGTTTTTTCTAATTTTTCTAATTTTCTTCGGAGGGCTGCTATGTTTTACGACCGATTTTTAGAACTCTGCCGCCAAAAAGGTGTATCTCCTGCCGCTGCTGCTCGTGAAATGGGCTTTTCAAACGCCACTACAACACAATGGTCACATGGTTCCATTCCCTCAAAGGCATCTCTTTCCAAAATTTCAACGTATTTTGATGTTAGCACTGAATATCTAAAGACCGGTATTGGAACTGCAGCGACTTCTGAAACCCATTCTCCTGACAATAGTGCTCCAATTGAACCGGACACTTTTCAATTTGAACGCTTTGTGCACCTGTGCAAGCAACAGGGAAAGATGCAGTCACACCTCTATGACCTTGTTGGCCTGCCGTCCAAAGCCGGTAGCAACCTAAAGCGCACCAAAAAGGTGAAGCCAGAAATCCTTGAGGTGTGGGCTGCAGAGTTGAACACCAGCGCAGAATACCTCAACGGTGAAACCGATGATCCTTCCCCTGTACCAGCCCCGGCTGCCCTTGAGCAAAAAGAAAAAGCCCCCCAGTCAGACGTTGACCGCCTGATGGAGGGCTTGAATGCCGAAAGTATACGGAAACTGAGAGAGTATGCAGAACTGCTCCTACTTGGGCAAGAACAAGGGAAAGAAAAGCTGTAAAGTACAGACATCCTGCTATAATAATAGTGTAAAAATGTATAAAAGTGTTGTAAATATCACTTATAAGTGATATAATAATATAGGCGCAGACAGGATGTGGTCAATCTGAACGACGTATTGTTTCAAATGCTGCTAGAAGATCTTTTTGAAAGATATGGCAGCATGCTTTCTATTCACCAGCTTTTTATACCAGAACTTGTTCTCCTTTTGAGAAGAGGCGGAATTGAGCAACAGTTCATGTCAAGGCTCTCTGATAATCTTGCAAAACTCCGGGATTATGGAGATGTTTGTATTCGCAAGAAAAAATCAAACATGGAATATCTTGTCGGACAATCTCCTTTGTGTTCCATGCGCTTTTTACTTCCGGGTTCAAACATACGTGTTCTATTTGTCTATCAGAATGAAATGGTTTACCTTCTAACCGCTTTTCATGAGCGCGCAGGGCATCAAAACACCGCTTATCCCAAATATACTCCTATTGCAAAGCAGCGCTTTAATGAACTTAAAAAGGGGGACTGATTATGTCTTGCAGAGCAACTTTATCTGATTTAATCAAAGCCATTACCCAAAACATGTCCGCTGCTGAGATGGCAAAAGCCGCAATAAATATTCAAATCCAGCAGATGATTCACGATACCCGCATGGAGAAAGGCTGGACACAAAAAGACCTTGCTGAAAAGATGGGGGTAAAGCAGAGCCTTGTTTCCCGCTGGGAGAGCGGAGAATGCAATTATACCATCGACACTTTGATTGACATTGCCGATGCTTTGGGGCTGTCGGTACAGTGCCCTTTGAAGCCCGATGAAAGAATCATGTCCACCGAACCTGAAAATGTGAAGTCTGATGCTGCAAACAACACAGCTTTTAAAACGCCTGACTTTTCTTCGTCAAGGTTGATTCGGTTCCCTGAAACACCTAAAAAGCCAACCGGAGGTGCACACAATGGATGCAAAGCAGTTTGAAGCTGACATTCAGTATCTTGGAAGCTTTCTTACGGAATGCTCTTTTGATAATAATATCATTGATGCTGTGTCGCAGTGTGAATTAACGCATCAGCTCTCCGTTTCTATCAGTGAGCAAGTTCCAATTGATGATCCTTCTAAGAAGGCTGCTTATGTCAGGCTCATTCTTGACGGCGTTTATTCATTGCAGGATGGCTCAGAAGCTTCCTGCAAGTATCACATGGTTATACACGGCAAGTTTATGATTGATAAGAGCGTACCTGACGAAGATTTTGAAACAAAATTGTGGTTCAACGGCTCTGCAGCGGTGTATGGCATTGCCCGTTCAAAAATGGAGGTTATGTCCTCTATGGTTCTTAATCATGGAAAAATCGAGCTTCCAATGGTCAATATGTACGAACTGCTCAAAGCTCAGTTTGAAAAAGAAAACAAAAGTTAATCCTCGTTCTATGTTTATCCTCCGGGAATGACGGGGTGCCATGTGGCGTAGAATATCATTCACTTGTAAGAGCGGGGTTTGCTGTGTGCAGATCCCGTTCTTTGTTCGTTATTAAAGCAAAAAAGCCCCTCGGCAAAGCCGAAGGGCCAGTGTACAAAGGAGCCGCT